TCAGTTCGCGGGAACCACGAACTCGGCGCGGCGCGGCCGCTCGCCGTCCCGGCCAGGCACGAGCACGACGATGACGCAGACGGTCTGCCCGCCCCTGTTCTGGGCGGTGGCCCGGGCGAGCTGGCCGCCATTCTGCGCGGCGACCTGTTGGCCGATGGCGTAGCAGTCGCCGGCAACCTGCACGACGAACTCCTGAGCCTGGGGCTTGGCCGGCATCGGTGCGGCGAAGGACTGGGAAACGGCCAGTCCGCCGACACAGGCAGCGGCAATCGCGCGGGTGAGGAAGGAGCGAAGCGTTTTCATATCCAACGTCTAACCTATCCCCCCTGAACATGAAATGAACGCATCGCGCAGACGTCCTTCATAAGCCCCTCAGAGTCACCCGATCCGGTCGCGCGCGGTGATGCGCCCCCAGATCGCGATGGCCCCTGCAACGGCGACCACCGCCTGCATGGTGGCATCCGTCAGCATCGACTGGTCCGCCCCGTCCACCGCCATTCCAAGCACCCCCATCGCGCCGATGACGAGGCTGACGATCGAGGCCCAGATGGTGCGGGAAACGTACCAGGGTTTCAAGTCGTTCATGGCTTTTCCTTTCGTTCTCAGACAGAAATCCGCAACGTGGCCGGCAAACCCCAGCCCACCGCTGCACTCCATTGCTCGACGGTCACCAGGGCTTCGTCGGCCGCGAAGAAATCCGCACTGACTTCGGCGGCGGCATAGAGCCAGGACGGCTCGGTCACCACCGCCGACCGTTTCAGCGAGCCGTCCACCGTCGCGACGGACACGCGGTACTCCTCGCGCACCTCACCCAGCGAGATCTCGGCGGCAGTCCAGTTGTCGGCATCGACGCGGCTGCGCCTGATCCAGCGGAGTGCGATGCCCCCGCCGGCCTGCGGTGTCGCGGAAAGATGTACTGGCGCCAAAGGCATCGACGCCCGCAGCCCGCCGGTCTGGGCTTGTGTGACGAAGTGGCTGCCGTCGACCGGCATACCCGCCGGACCGATACGCCAGTTCAATTCAAGCCCGACTTCCCCCGCCTGCAATCCGGCCGGCGCGACGGCATCGTCCAGCACCACGACATCCGCGCCAGCCGATGCACCGGCAGCCATGGCGTCCTCGGTTCCGAGCTGACCGCGCAGCAGTCCGGTGAGTCGCCAGATGCCCGGCATCACCTCTTCGGCGTGCTCGAACTGCAGCACTTCCCAGATGCCGTTCACTGCCCTCACTGCCAGGGCGTTCGCGCCATTGAGAAGCTGCGCCCGGCTGACGCTCGAAAGCTCCGCGTCGTACATCTCCACCGTTAGCGCAGCGGATCGATCCGGTCGCCCCGAAAACAGTCCCGGCGCCAGCGCTTCCGTCAGCCGCCCGACGCCGGCCTTGCGCGTCACCTGTCCACGCACGGTGAAACCGCTCGTCTCCGGCGACACCAGAACCGCCTGCGTCCGCCAGGGCCGCTGGTGGATCGCCAAGCGAAACTGGTCGAGCGGCTCGTCCGACCCCGCGCCCAGCGGCAGGTCGAGGAACAGCACATGCGGACGCCCCGCGAGAACGGTCGGCGCTGTCGCTCCGGCTTCACCGGACATCCAGGGCACCGGCGCGGTCCGCACGATCTCGCTCGCCTGGATTCTCCGCGTCAGGCCGTCCTCGATCTGGGTGACGAGAAAATCGCGTCCGTCCAGCCGTCCCGGCAGCCGCACCAGCGCACCGGGCACGAGGTCGTCGCGCGGACCCGCAATCGCGAAATTCAGTTGCTCGCGCCGCGCGCGGTTCCGCTGCAGCCACTCGTCGGCAAGGACCGCTGCCTGTCCAGCCTCCAGTGTTCCAGGAAGGCTGAGGCCTGCCTGCGCGCCGGTCAGCGCGACACGCCGGCTTCGGGCGGACCCCGCCTGATGGTCCTTCATCGGGTCGCGAAAATTCAGGATCGCCTCCACCGGCAGGTCGCTGTCGGCCACGCGGCTCTGCTCCAGTATGGTCGCGTCGCCCTCGGCCACGAGTTCGTCGACCTCGACCGGCTCGCCCGCGCTTGTCGCCTGCCGGAACAGCAACCCCTCCGGCTGTTCCAGAACGGCCAGGTCGAACAGCTCCTGCAGCGGCTCCAGCGTCGCGCGCACCGAGCTCGCATCGCTGACGACATAGCCCTGCACCGTGCCTTCGACGCCGCTCACATCTGCCTTGGGCAAACCGTGATCTGCCAGCACGGCATTGATGACATCGCCCACCGCCACGCCCGATGCCCTGCCATTGAGCCAATGGCCGAGCTGCCAGTTGCCCGCATCCGCCCAGCTGTCCTGCAAAAGTGGAAAAGCTGGAAACGGCCGCGCATCCCAGGCCCAGATGTAGCAGCGCGAGGCCTCGACCATGCGCCCCGCATAGACGTCCGAAGCCGGGTTGGCGGCATCGGAAAATCCGTCCGCCGCAGCATCCCAGCGGCCGAGATGCGCCTGGAGAAACCGTTGTGCCGCCGTATCGCTGCGGCCGCCGCTTGAAAAATACGGAACGGCGTTCTCGACCGACTTCGGGTCGGGGAACACATTGGGCTGGTTCGGGCCTTTGTCGACGGCGGGACAGCCGAGTTCGGTGAACCAGATCGGCTTTCCCCTGGGTTGCCAGGCTGTCGGCAACGCGGCCTCCACGCCGCTATTGCGGTCGTGATGCGGGTTCGACCACCAGTTCACCAGATCCTTGTAGCGATAGACCCACGGCTTGCCATAAGCGCCGTCGCTGATCGCGCTGCGCTCGCGGTCGAGCCTTGCTTCCGCGCTCGCATAATACCAGTCAAAGCCCTCGCCGCCGGCAATTCCCGCCTTAAGCCCCGCCAGATCGTAGGGCGAAGCGAAACCATCGGGGTTGCCGTCGGCATGGTCGGCATCGCGCCAGTCCGACAGCGGCATGTAATTGTCGATGCCCACCGCATCGATTTCGGGATGCGACCATAGGGGATCGAGGTGAAACACCACGTCGCCGCTGCCGTCCTGCGGATGATGGCCGAAATACTCGCTCCAGTCCGCTCCATAGGTCAGCTTGGTCTGCGCGCCCAGAATCCCGCGCACGTCATCCGCCAGCGCGCACAACGCCTCCACGACGGAAACGCGCCGGTCTCGTCGCGCAGCGTCGTCAGTCCGCGCAGTTCGGTGCCGATCAGGAACGCGTCGACCCCGCCCGCCGCCTCAGCAAGATGGGCGTTGTGCAGCACGAAGCGGCGATAGCCCCAGTCGCCCGACCCCGAGCCGCAGAACGCCTCGATCTGCTCGCGCGCCAGCGCTGTCTTGTCGGTACTTCCCGGCTGCAAAGGCGCGGGATCGCAGGTAATGCGCCCGCGCCAGGGATAAGCCGGCTGCGCGCCCCCGCCGTATGGGTCCGGCAAGGTGGTGTCCGCCGGAACATCCATCATGATGAAAGGATAGAAAGTAACCTTCAGACCCCGCGAACGGATTTCGGCGATGGCCTGCTTCACGCTCTGGTCGGACGGCGTGCCGCCATAGGCGGGCCCGCCGTCATGCGTCGAGATCAGATCAGCGGTCGCCCGGCCCAGACCCGCGACATGCCACGCTTCCGACATGCCGCCGCTGCGCGTCGTCACCGCCGGCCGTATCCGGCATTCGCCGGCGCGCAGGTCGTTGCCGAACCACGACACGACCAGAGCGACGTGCTCCAGTTCGGGACACAGCATCTGCAACTCGTCCAGCGACGCGGCGATATCAGAACCCGCATGCAGTACATGCCGGTTGACGGCCTCGCTCTCGCCGGGCCGGATTTCCTTTTCCACCACGCTGGTCGCCAGCCCGTATTCGGTAGCACCCGGGATCAGGCAGACCGCCTTGATCTTGCCCGGCACTGTGCCCAGCGGGCGTAGCACTTCGAATTGCAATTGCGGCAGCCGGTTGCCGAACGGCCCGATATCGAGATTGTCGACCACCACATAGGCCGTGCCGCGATAGGCCGGCGTGTTGCCCGCGCCCTGCTTGGCCTCAATCAGCGGATCGGCAAGCTGGTCTTCCGCTCCATTATAGACCCGCAGCTCGATGGTCGTGAGGTCGAGCTCCTTGCCATCCGCCCAGGCCCGGCGAATGCCAGCCACCTTTCCCTCGCAGAGCGAGAAGGCGGCATTGGCGAAATAGGAATATTCAGTGACTTTCGGCCCGAACTTGCCCTGCCGGCTGGTTTCCGAAACCTCCTGGAACCGTGTCGCCCAGATCAAGGTGCCGCCCAGCCGCGCCGTACCATAGATGCGCGGCAGCGAAACGCCTTCCTCGGCGGTGAACGGTCGCGCTCCGGTCAGGCGCGGACCTTCGATGCGCTGCGTGCCGGCGATCAGCGCGCGGTCGAGCATATAGCCGGCCACCGCGCCGGCGGCGGTGCCGATGGTCGCGCCGATGGGGCCGAGCAGGCCACCGATATAGGCACCGGCCGCCTGCAGCAGGATTGTCGCCATGGTCAGTCTCCGCCAGGAAGCGAGGGAAAGGAAAGGACGGCTGCGATGCGCCTGCGCCAGCTGGGCACCAGTGGCGACGCCACGACGCCGACGCGCTCATAGGCATGGATGAAGCGGCTCTGTCCGGTGAAAATGCCCGCATGCCGCGCCGGCAGATGCGGCCGCCAGCGAAACAGCAGCAGGTCGCCCGGTGCCATCTCCGCCACCGGCCTTTCGATGAAATGCCGCCTGCAGGCGTCCAGCAGGCTGTCGCCGCGTTCGCCGTCAGCCCAATCCGCCGCGTAGTTCCGTGGCGCTTCCGGCACCGAGCCATAAAGTCCGCGCCAAACCCCCAGCAGCAGGCCGATGCAGTCGCAGCCGACGCCTCGCATCCGCCCCTGGTGACGGTAGGGCGTTCCGATCCAGCGCTCCGCCTCGGCGATCACCGCGCGTGCCGTGACGCTATCGCTCATGGCACCACCGGCCCGCCGTCGAACAGGCCATTGTCGGAGACATAGCCATAGGCTGCATCGTTGCCGGGCAGATGCGGAAAGCCCCTGAAGTTCAAGGCATTGGCAAACTTCGCCTTGCATGTGGCGAAGCTCTTGTCGCAGCCGGCCTCCAGCGTGAACGCATCTCCTGCCTCCGCCCCACGCAGCGCTTCGGGCGGCAGAACCAGCACGACGCCTTCGGTGCCTGTACGATGATGCACGATCCGAAACATCCGCCCCGTCTTCGCACCGGAAGTCCATGTCAGCCTTCCATGGCTGAACCAGCCCGGCTCGAACGTCTCGATGCCTTCGACCACAAGCGTGTCGACGCCCTGCACGGCCACCACCGTGCCCGCGCCCGAAAATCCGTCCCGCGCCAGAAGGAAGCCGCAACGCGCATCGCCCAGTTCCGCATCGCAGCGGCGGCTGATGATGCGCCCCTGCGGCTGGTCCAGCGTGTGCGAAGCGCTCTGCAACTCGGCCACGAAGCTGGTGTCGCTGCGCACGATCTTGCCGATCGCAGCCTTTCGGATCACGGCATGAACGCCCGGCTCGCGCCAGTCGACCAGCAGCGTCTCGACCACAGCACCGTCGTAAAGGCCGGCGGAAACGTCCTCGTCGCGAATGCGCTCCGACGACAGTGCGCCCTCGATGTCCTGCGTGTCGACCGCCATGCCGAGCGTGTCGCGTGCCTCGCTCGCGGTGAACCCGCTGGCCGGCTCATAGGCGAGACCGCCGATCTCCAGCGTCCGGTCATGGTCGGTGAAGCCGATTGCCAAGCCGTCGCTGCGCGTCAGTCTCCAGCAATGACACAACGTCGTCACCGCGCCGGCCAGATGTGCCGACAGCGCCTCCGGGTAGCGGCTCACAGCAGCACCTCCACCAGCGGGATCGATGGGATTTGGCCGGCGCGAAACGCCGTCAGGCTGAGCGTCAGTCTCTCGATGTCGAACCGCACCGGCACATGAAACTCGTAGCCCGCCGTCACCGCAGCGCCCGCGCCCGGCACATGGCCTGCGGCAAAGACGATCTCGCCGCTCGCCCCGTCGAAGCTGAAAGCAAAAGCCGGCCGCTCGATGCCGCCCACCGCCACCTTCAGCGTCGGCAGCACCGGCTTTGCGATGGTTCGGCTGTAGGCGTCGTCGCCTGCGCCATAGGTCTTGACCAGCTTGAAGCGCACCCGCGCGCCATCGCCGGTGCCCAGCGCCTGATCGGTGGCGGCAGGGGCCTGCTCCGGCGGGCACGACTTCATGTCGAACGGATCTCGAAACCGGAACGCGTGCAACGAACCCCGCCGCGCCTCGAAAAACGCCAGCACATCGTGCAGATCTTCCAGCGACCGCACCCCGGTTCCGGCGTCGTAGAACCGCCGGGAATCGGCGAAGCGCGCATTCCGCTTCTCGCGGCCGGAGGTCAGCGTGACGATCTCGTTGCGGCGCTCAGGCCCTCCGGTCGCGCCGAAGGAGATGCCGAGCGGAAAGGCAACATCGTGGAATTCGGAAAACGCGCTCATTCAAAGGCTCCGCGATCCGCGCGACACCGCTCGCGCCAGCATGCCGGTGATCTGCGCCTCCGATTTGCGGAAGGACGACGCATCCTGGGCGGTGACGTTGAAGACGATGCTCATCGGCCGTGCCGGTGCTGACGTCGCGACGCCCAGACTGCCGTCCGAACCGCGCTGCAACGGCAGGATCGCTTCCGATCCCGCTTCGCCCATCAGGCCCATGCCGCCTTGCATCGGGAAATAGGTCGGCGCCGAAACCACCCCGCCCTTGGCGAACGGCATCACCGCGCCGACGACGCTCGACAGCAGCGAACCCACCAGCGACTGCAGCGGCTTCAACCCTTGCTCCAGCGCCATGCCGGCAAGGTTCAGGCCGAGCCGCCGCAACACATCGTCGAGCTCGCGCCCGCTGATAGCCGCACTTTTCAGCGCACCGGTCAGCTGCGCGCCGAAACTGCTCGACAGCTTTTCCAAGTTCTGCAGCGCCGCCTGGAACGGCGCCGTATCGGCCTGGATCGAAACGGTCACGTCTTCAGCCATGCTGGTCTCCTTGTCTGTCGGGATAGCTGCGCATCAGCGCATCGAGCGCCTGCCGGCTCGGGCCTTGCGCCCGCGCCGGCATCAAAATGCTCGCCGCGCGTTCGAATTCGCGCGGCGTCATGCTCCAGAACGCGCTTGGGGAAAGCCGCAGCAGCCCGAGCCCAACCGCCATGACCCGCTCCCACGGAAAGGCAGCCGGCGCGGGTGCTGCGGCATTCAAGGGTTTTGTGGGGCAGCCCCGCCAAAGGTCGCGGTCAAAAGCTCTGCGGCGATTTCGGCAAAGCCGGCCGCCCCGCGCTCGGCTCGCATGGCAGCGACCTCCCGGTCGGAGACATCGGCGCCGGCGCCGCGCAGGCCCGCGCCGATCAGCCGGATCAGGTCGGTCGCCGACAGTTTTCCGCTCGAAAATCGTTGCACCAGCGCGCTCAGATCGTCGGCGGCATAGACTGTTTCCAGCTCCGCCAGCGCGCCCAGCGTCAGGCACAGCCTGCGCGTCTGCCCGTCGAGTTCGGCTGCGATCTCGCCGCGCCTGCGGTTCGCGCTCATGGCGCCACCGTGAAGCTGACGACGCCCGCCGACTCCAGCGCGATCTCGAAGGTCAGTTCGCCGTCATGCGCGCCGGTATATTCCAGCGCCGTGATCTGGAAAGGCCCCTCGACCGCGCCGAAGCCCGGCACCACCACCTGCCACGGCACGAGCTCTCCGGCGAAGAACCGTGTCCGGATCAGCCCGTCGGACTGCGCGTCCTTGAAAATGCCCGCCCCGCTCAGGCTTGCCCGCTGCACGCCGCTGCCCGCCAGCAGTTCGCGCCACCGGCCCGCCGAATCCGCGTCGGTCACGTCCACCGTCTGGCTGTTGAAGGCCAGCCGTTTGGTCCGCAGCCCCGCCACGGTCAAAAACGCCGCCTCATGCTGGATCTTCAAGAGAAGATCCTTGCCCTTCTGTGCGACCATTGCCGCCTCCTTGGTCTGTTGGGTTTATTCCACAGGCTCGGTCACGGCGCGGAACCGGACGACGCCGCGCGTCGCCAGGAACCGGTCGTCATAGGCCGTCTCGCTGCCGAGAAAACTCAGGCTCACCAGATGGTGGCCGTCGAGCGGCAGCGCTGCGTCGTCCAGGCATGCCGCGACCGCATCGGCAATCGCCAGCGCCTGCTTCTTGCCCTTGCCGCGCGACCAGCAATGCAGCGTCAGAAAATGCTCGCTGCCCCGCTCCGTCGCCGTGCTCCAATCCGTCGTCGAGATGCGCCCGAAGGTGACGTATGGAAACGCCGCATTGTCGGGCGCAGCGTCATAGATGCGCGCGCCGCCCAGCAACCCACCCAGCGTGGCATCGCCGCTCAGCACTGAGAACACGGCCTTTTGCAGTTCACTCGTCCCCGAAATCATCGAAGCTCTCCGGCAGATTGCGTTGCGTTGGGCTGCGCTCCCAGATGCTCGAGCCGTCCGCCCAGAATTTCGGGCGCGGACGCCGGCGCTGCGTCTGGACATCGTCGGCCAGCGCATGCGCCTTGCCGCGCAGAGCGCTCAACAGCCCGTCCAGGGTCAGTCGCATCGTCGGCTTCACAGACCCTGCTCCTTGACGCGGCACACCAGATAGCGGCCCGTCTCGTCCGGATCGTGCACGGTGAGGATGGGAAACAGCCGCTGCCCTTTGCGGAACCGCATGCCGCTCGCCACGCCCTCGCGATGGCGGATGGTGATGCGGTGGGTATAGGTCTCCAGCGTCTGGTCGGCGCCGAAGCGGCTTTCGGCCGCCACCGGCTCGATATGGCCGTAGGTCACCGCGGTCTCCTCCCAGCTCTCGGTCCGCCCGCCCATGCCGTCGGCAGCGCTGTGCGCCGCCTCGATCGTCAGCCATGCCTTAAAATTGCCGGGCTCGATGAACATCGCCTGCATTACAGCCTCCGCGTGCGATAGTGGGAAATCAGCCGGTCGTAGCCGCCGGGATAGGACACCGGCTGGTCGCCGGGACCATAGGCGCCGCGAAATTCGTACCAATGGCCGGCCAGCAGCTTGATCGCCAGCCGCAACGGATCGGGCACATCGGTGCCCGCCTCGCCGAAACCGGCGGTGAAATCGACCTCGATGCCGTTCATCGCCTTCAGCCGCTCCGGCTTGGGGTCGAAGTAGAGCCGCGCCGGGCGCGACACGAGGTCGGCCTGGTAGCTCCCGGCGTCGACCAACGAGGCCTCGCCCTCCGAGCCGTAGACGGTGATCGACAAGATCTCCCGCACCGGATGCAGCGGTATCGAAAGGCAACCCTCGCGGGACACCCCATCCGCCACCAGCCGCCAGCCCTGGTCGATCAGCGCCAGGCCGGTCGCGCGCTCGACATCCTGCCGCGCGGCGCGGATCAGCCCTTCCAGCAGCGCGTCCTCGCTGGAATGCTGCACCCGCAGATGCGCCTTCATCTCGGCCAGCGTCACCGGCTCCGCCGAGGGTTCGACGGTTCTCACAAGCGTCATGGTTGTTTGCTCCCGGCTTGAAAAGAAAGGCCCCGGACTGTTCATCCGGGGCCGTTACGGATCGCGGAACTGCTTCAGAACTCGCTTCCGTGAGTCAGATGGCGCGGTTTTCGAGAACCGGAGCGGAGCGTACGTTCAGGTACGTGAGCACCGGAAGCGCAGAAAGCCGCATCAGATGGCCTCCGGAGTAGAGTTCTCAAGCCGTTCCGAATTTCAGCAGCTTGATCGCGTCAAAGTCCTGCACCCCGCCGCCGACGCGCTTGGTGGTGTAGAACAGCACATAGGGCTTGGCCGAATACGGGTCGCGCAAGACGCGCACGCCCGTGCGGTCGACCACCAGATAGCCGCGCGAGAAGTCGCCGAAGGCGATGGGCGTGGCGTCGGTCGCCGCGTTCGGCATGTCCTCCGCCTCGACCAGCGGGAAGCCCATCAGCATCGCCTTCTGGCCCACCGTGGCCGGCGGCTGCCAGAGATAGTTGCCGTCGGCATCCTTGAGCTTGCGGATCGCCCCTTGCGTTTTTCGGTTCATCACCCAGTTGGCATTCTGGCGATAACCCGCCTTCAGCGCATAGACGGTGTCGATCAGCACGTCCGAAGGGTTGGACGCCGGCAGCTGCCCGGCAACGCCCGTTGCGATATAGCCGATCTGCCCCCACACCCAGCTTGCCTCCGCCACCTTGGTGTAGTCGAGGAAGCCGCGCGGCTTGTTGACGCCGTTGCCGCTGACGAAGGCCGCGCCCTCCTGCTCGGCAAAGGCGGCTTCCACCTCGGCCGATATCCACTGGTCGAGGTCGACGATGCTGTCTTCCAGAAGCGAGGCGGTCGCCGCCGGCATGGCGTAGAGCTCCATGGTCGGGAACTGCAGCTCGGCCAGCGTCGGCGTGGCGGTCTGCGGCCGGGCCGCCGTTTCGGCCACCCAGCCGACGGCCGGTCCGCCCAGCGCGAACGGCTTCTTCAGCACCGCGGCGGACACCTTGCGCACCGAGGCGATGGAGCGGATCGGCGACAGGGTCGAAAGCCGCTTGCCGATCTCGGCCTCGGTCTCGTCCGGCACCAGATAGCCGCCATCCTGGCCGGAGCCATAGGACATCGCCTTGCTGTCGAGTGCGCGCAGCGCCCGGTCGTCGCCGCTGCGCATATAGGCGTCGAAGGCCTGCTTGCGCTCGGGCGTCGAGCGGCGCTCGCCATCGCCAAGCCCCGGCCGCAGCCGGTTCAGCGACATGCCGTCGATAGCCCGTTTCTGCTCGTCGAGCGCCTGCGAAATGCGCTCCACCTTCTGCACCGTCACGGTGTCGGCGCCCAGCCGCCCCTCCATCTGCTGAAGCTTCTGGTCGTTGGCCTCCTTGAAGGCCTCGAAGGTGGTCATGAACTCGCCGAAGGCGTCCTTCAGGTCGAGATAGTCGCCCGCGCCGGATTTGGTTTCCGGGGCGCGGCTGTCAGCGATGTCTGTCATGGATCGTATCCTTGTCCTTCATGGTTCGTGTCGCCCGGCGGATGCGTTCCGCCAGATCGTGTTCGGTCCCGCGCGCCGCGTCCCGCTTGCGCACCAGTTGTGCGAAACCCTCCGCCACCACGGCGCGGGCATCGCTTCTCGTCAGCCCCGCATCCCGCGTGAGCCAGCGTTCGAATTCGCGGACGCTCGGCAGCGTCCCCTTGACGGCTGCGACGCGGGCGTCGGGCAGCATCGGAAAGGTCACCACCGAAATTTCCCAGAGATCGGCCTCCAGGATGCGGCGCACGCCGCTGCCTGCATCCTTGCGCGCCTTGACGGTGCGAAAACCGATGGACAGTCCGTCCAGCGCGCCGCCGCGCATCAGGCTCAGCACCTCGCGCGCCCGCGTCACGCCGGCGGCCAGCCTGCCGCGCACGAACAGGCCGCGCTCATCCTCGCGCAGCTCGGTCCATGTGCCGATCGGCTCGCCGGGATCGTGCTGGAACAGCATGCGGATGCCGCCCGCCCCTCGCGTCCGCAACGATTTGGCGAAGGCGCCGCGCTCGACGATGTCGTTGCCGAGATCGACCTTGTCGAACAGGCTGGCATAGCCGTGGAAGCTGCCGTCCTGCTCCACCGCATCGAGCGCCACGTCGAGAAACTTGGATTCGCCGGGCATCGTCATGGCCTCACGCGCCTTCGGGATGAACGTCATGTCGCTTGTCTCCGTGGGTTCTGCGTTCCAGCCGCTTGAGGATGAAGCCAATGGCCCACCAGCCAAACAGGCTGGCGATGGCGGAGCCGATCAGCACGCGTTCGGCCGGACCGACGCTGCCGGCGATGCCGAGTTCGGTCACCACCTTCACGCCCACCGTCGAGCCGAACACCACGCCGCAGATCACGCCGACGGCGAAGCGGATCGCCGCGTCGCGCCGTCCCTGCGGCAGCACATAGGCCAGCGAAACAGCCGATCCGGCCACCGCGCCTCCCGCCTTGGCCAGCCACAGCCAATGCTCGTCCGTCCAGTCCGTCATGATCTGTCTCCTCGTCCGCCGAGCGGCTGGTATCCCACCGCCTCGCGTTTCTCGTCCTCGGTCAGGAAATCCGCGGCCCCCAGCCGCTTCCACAGCGCCTCGCGCTCCACCGCCAGACCCTCGATCCGGTCGGCGTCGAACCACAGCCGCAGCCCCGGCTGGAACACCGGCCCAAGCCAGGCGGAAAACTCCTTCGCCGTCCGCGCCACCAGAGGCAGCACGGTCAGGCGGTAGAAGGCGCGGTTGGCCTCCTGGTAGTTCGAATAGGTGCTGTCGCCGGGGATGCCGAGCAGCATGGGCGGCACGCCCAGAGCGAGCGCGATGTCGCGGCTCGCCGAATGCTTCGCCTCGATGAAATCCATGTCCTTGGGCGACAGGCTCATCGCCTTCCAGTCCAGCCCGCCTTCCAAAAGAAGCGGTCGTCCCGCACCATGCGCGCCGGTATAGCCTTGCTCCAGTTCCGTCTTCAGCCGGTCGTACTGGTCCTCGCTGAGATTGCCGCCTTCCTTCGGCGCATAGACCAGCGCGCCCGAGGGCCTGGCCGAATTGTCGAGCAGCGCCTTGTTCCAGCGCCCTGCGGCGTTGTGCGTGTCGAGCGCCACGAGTGCCGCCTCCACCGGCGCAAAGCCGTAATGGTCGTCGAGCGGATGGAACAGGCTCAGATGCGCCGCCCCACCCGGCGCCAGCGGCACGCGCCGCTTGTCGCCCCCTTGGCCGGTCCCCTGCCGATACTCCAGCGCGGTCGGCCAGCCATTGTCGTCGGCCACCACCGAGACCCGGTCGGGCCGCAGCAGATGCAATTCGCGCGCGGCTCCCGCATCGATCGTCTCCGGATAGGCGTTTCCGGACAAGAGCAGATGCCCGTACAGCGTCTCCATGAAGCCGGCGCCCGCCTGCCGCGCATTCGGCCGGTCGAGCAGGTCGAGCAGCGGATGCTCGGTCAGTTCGGTGGTGCCTTCATAAAGCAGCCAGGGAATCGCAGCGGCGGTCTCGGCCACCAGCCGCACCGCCCGATGCACGATCGGGTTGCGCATGAAGCCCTCGCGCGACAGCGCGGCATAGTCGCGGCGCGTCCAGTTGGCTTCGCCCTGCGCATGCAGCGCGATGAAGCCGGTCTGTCCCGCGTGTTTGTGTTCGGCGTGTTTGCGTTCGACGCGCGCGGCGGCGATCCCCGCTTTGCGAGGCCAAGGCCATGTCCAAGCCATGTCGGCTCCTCTGTTGAAATTTTGTTCGCGGGCGGCTCAGAGCCTGCGCGAAAACCCGTCGAAGCGTGGCGAAAATGGTGCTTTCGGGGTCGCTCCTGCGACGCGCGCAGCGTACTTTTTGGGTACGTGAGCACCGGAAGCGCAAAAAGTGCCAGTTGCAGACCGCTTTCACGGGTTTTCTCAGGAAAAGTCGCGGATGCGCGGTTGCGCCTGCCACTCCGGCATCAGTTCGCCCACCGCCCAGACCAGCGCGTCCAGCCTGTCGGGCGAGCGACCGTTGGACAGACCGCTCGGCCCGAAGTCGCACATCTCGTCCTCGAGTTCGGGAAAGTGCCTGGGATGCAGCACCTTGCCCTGCTGGTACAGTGCGGCGATCGGCTCGGCGCGCAACCATTTCGCCCGCTTTGCCCGCACCGTGTTGACCGGCACGTCGGCATCCACGGTGCGGATCACCGCCGTCACCATGTCGCCGCCCTGGTTGATCTCGGCGACCAGGCAATCCGCCTTCAGCCGATGAAACAGCGACACCGCCTTCATCGCCCATTGCTGCGGCCCCGCCGCACGCACCGTGGCGTCTTCCAGAACGACCGCGCGTCCGTCCGCCGCCAGCCCCGCCGCCACGATGCCGCAAGCATCCGAAGCCGCCGTCGAACTTGCCGGCGGATCGATGGCCACGACGATGCGTCTGATCTCCGGCATCTCCTTGCAGATCGACTGTTCCAGAAGCCCGCGCGACCACAGCGCGTCGCGGCGATCCTCGATCAACTCACCGTCCAGTTCCTGCCGTTCCAGGACGCTGCCGGAATAACGTCGCCGCAGCGTCTCGGTAAACCCGTCCGCCAGGTTGCGGACATTGTGCTCGGTGCGCAGCCGCGTCACCCCCACTGAGGCATCGGCGATCAGCCGCTTCATCAGCGGCACCGGCCTCGGCGTCGTCGTCAGCAACTGGCGTGGTTGCTGCCCCAGCCGCAGGCCGAACTGCAGCATGTCGAAGCAGTCCTCGGCATTCTTCCATTTGGCTATCTCGTCGCCCCACGCCGCCTCGAATTGCGGGCCGCGCAGGCTTTCGGGGTCTTCGGAGGAAAACATGTGCGCCACGGCCCCGCTCGACCAGAGGATGCGGCGGCGCGTCACCTCGAAACGCGGCCGCTCATACCGAGACGTGGTCAGAATGCCCGACGGCCCCTCGATCATCACGTCGCGCACATCGGCCAGCGTCTCGCCAACCAAAGCGATGCGAAGATGCTTGTGCTGCGCGAAGGGCGGGAATGCGCGGACCAGACCGTTGATCCACTCCGCGCCCAGCCGGGTCTTGCCCGATCCGCGCCCGCCCATCACCAGCCATGTCTGCGGCGTCTCGAACGGATATTGCCCGGGATTGGAATGTGCATACCATTCATCCGCGATCAGCGGCGTCTTGAACCCCAGCTCCCTCGCGGACCAGCCTTTCTGCATATTCGCGAGCGAGTTCGACAATGCGTCGGTCCACCTTATCGAGCAGTTCTCCAATGTCGGCGTCCCTTTTTGCATGGATGTCTTTCAGCGCGTCGTCGCTGCGCAGCACGTCGCCGACCTTCTCGATGGCGCGGACGAGGCTCATCAGCGCGTCGATGCGGGTCTTGTTGAAGCCGGTCTTTGGATGCGCCTGGATCGCTTCCAGCTCTTGCACGCAGCGTTGGGCCAGCATCCGCACCTTTGCCAGAGCGTCTTCGACGACTGTCGGCGGCTGCCAGCCCTCGCGCTTGGCGCGCTGGGCGATGCCGCGTTCGGTCATGCCGCTGATGGCGACCAGCATCCCGACATCGGCCGGCGAGCCTTCATAAAGCGCGCGCAAGGCGCGCCACTTCGCAGTGGTGCTGACAAGCAA